CTTAAATTTTTAAAGTACGGGTTAATTGCAGCAGCAGCTCTCTGAACTTTCTGTTCAAACAGAACTCCAGACTCTCCACTACGGGCTGTTTCTCCCTTCATAGCTTCAGATACCAAAGATACCCGTTGTGCAAATGCCACACTGTTTTCCGCATTCAGCATAATGTCTGGCGGCAAAGATGAAGGAGAAAGTCTTTGAGGTACAATGGAAGGGTTGTTCAACTCATAAACCATGTTTGGCTGGTTTCCTTTCTCCTTCAAAGCCTTAATTGTTTCTTTTTCACGCTTATCAATAAAAACACCGCCCGACAGTATCTGTGTTACATAGTCCCTGACTTGGGATTTAGCTTTATTCACATCGTCCTGAATATCAAGAAGGTGGTCAACCAGTGATGTTTGTTCATTTATTTGGACGTTGTAACTATAACTCCAGACGGGAAAACAATCAAAATTAGACGTTGGCTGTTCCATGTCTTCGTCTTTGACAATTAAATTTTTGAAATAAGGGATAATGGTCGTTGTATGAATCTGGTCTTTATTAAATTCCCTGACAACCATTAGACTTGGGTTATCCTTTTCAAGTTTTTTAAACTCTTTTCGTGGCATTACCATGTAATCGTTACCATCGAAAACATTTACCATTTTAATCACGACACGCTCCTGCATCTCAAGGACTCTGTAGCGGTCATTTATTTTATCATAATTCTCAAGATTCGAAGAATAGGTCTTATCTGTCATTCTACGAACAGTTTCAGATAGTGACTGATACCATGCCTTTGACCTTTCAACTTTCATGTCGTATGGGTCAATACTGTATTGTTCGCTGATAACGCCTAAAGACTCCCAGCCTTCCTTGACAAGCCAGCGGCAGTGTGTTAAAGCATAATCATTTGCCCTTGTTTCCGGGTCTACATAAACACGAAAATTATTCAGTACATCGTATTTAAAATCCAGATAACCTTCTTCATTTATTTCCCAACTCCGTTGAATCCAGCCTCCCAGCTTTGTGGATAATGCATCTATAAATGCGATTTGCAGTTTATCTTCAAGGTCTTGCTCGTCAATAATTGCATTCCATCTGCCTTGTAGAATATCTGTAACTCCTACAGATTCCACTGTTGTCGGTTTAAATTTTGCTGTTTTGCGGTTTAATTGTTCATTACCGACGAGTGTGCTGATTATCGGTGTTATTATATTGTATTTAAGTAATGGTTTTTTATATTTGGTAGCGTTAGTTCTTTCGTCAGAAGTGTAAGAATCTCCATTAACGTACCTGACAGCCCTTTCAGAGTCTTTTCTTGCTACTTCGAATGAATCTCTGCTGTACTTCCAACACTTTAAAACCTTATCGGCTTGTTTGGATAGTACCCCCGCTGCATATTGCGAACCAGATGGTGAATCGTTGTTGTATGCGTCTTTAGCCATTATGCTGTTTTCCAGTTAGTGCTGCCATCAGAATCAGACTTTCCTATTCGATAACGCCACCCTTTTTTTCTTTTTTCATATATAGCAAGGCTTGGCAAAACTTTTAATGCGCCATAGCGCAGAGCATCGTAATGATGGTCATCCGCTTTGGTATCAATGTCTTCGGGGTCATTTTCTGCTGATGGTAAGTTAGGAAAGGTTTCTATACATTGTAAACAATTATCTGTAAATCTGATACGAGGAACCCCTTCGTCTGGTGCTTCCAGCCCTTCATAGACGATTTTAGCTCCAGATTTACGGTCATTATTGCCCTTAGATAAAAAGATTCCATCGTCGCCATAGAAGTCTGCAGGTGAGTATAACATACCTTCTTTTTCAGAATGTTTAGTCCAATATGCCGGGTCAGCAATATCATCATCGAAGTCTGTCGGTTTTAGTTTATAAGTTTTCCAAGTGTACTCATTGACCTTCTGAACTTGTTTAGACGCAGATAGTCCAGTCTCTGTTATTTCATCAAATATTACCATATTATCGTCACGGTCAACTGCAGCAAACAAGCAGACAAACGGAGCTTTTGTCCCGTAGTCGTAAAATCTGTAAAACGTATGCGTATTCTTTTTGAAATGAACTCCGAATTGAAAATATGCTTTCGGTATCACATGATGCATGGGATTCCAGTTATCAAAATATGTTCCAGCAAAAACATCCCACCTACCTTCCAGCCACATAGCTTTCAATACGGGATTAAGGTTTTTCAATTTCCTGACGTAATTCGGGTCATTATCCAGAAGAGTCGGATTATCAAAAACAGTAGCAGGAATAAAATGGTAGCTAATCCCTTCTTCGTCGATAAAAGGTTTACCCGTTTTTTGATTCTGATAATAAACATCGAACTGTTCGTTATATTTAGGCTTCCCAGCAACAACAGGTGGGCAACGGTCAATGAACTTACGCTTAAGCCATATATGACCAATATTGCCGGGATTGGATGTTAAACATATCTGCGGCTGAAGAAGTTCGTTATCCGTCCTTGCAGATGTAGAAAGCTCTTCTATCCAGTCTTCTGGAAATTGATTCGCTTCATCAACCCCAATGAAATTATAGTTACCGCCAATGTAGTTATCCAACGCCCTTCTATCCTGGCAATGTACCAGATAAATCTTCGCACCGCTGGGAAACACATAACACTTGTTCCTTTCCTGCCAGTTCGCCCCGTACAGCTTATACAACTTATCACATTCCGGCTTCAAGTTCCTTTCCAACTGCGGAAATGTCCTACGCATCAAGATTCCAATGTAATCGGGGAAATCAATCGATACAGCGTCTACAACCGTTTTAACGGACTTACCTTCGGCTTTTAAAACCTTTACCTGTTCTGGCTCTATTCTGCGTCTTAAACGCTCATAATGGTATGCCCTCGGTACTAACGCTGCCTTCCATGCCAACATCAAGGATTTTCCACCACCCCTTGCTCCACCATAAAATATCCAATTGGCAGTAGAACCTAAAAATTCTGTCTGTTTACCGCTGTGTGGACGAAACTTATATTTACCAACCACGTTTTTTCTTCCTATGTTCGGGTTCTACGAAAACCTTCGTGCTTGCCTTATGAGTAAAATCATTATTCTCCCAAGTCCTTACGGCTGCCTTCCAGTCTACCATTTTGATTTTCCCTACCATCCAGCCTTTTGATGCATAATGTGCGACAAATGCCACAGGATTAATATTATTTTCCCTTTTATCACAATATTCCTTCACTTCCTGCTCTGTTGGAATTTTAAACACCTTTCTTTTTATTTTCTTAGAACTATTCTTTATTACTTTATCTTTGTCTTTAGCTGCTTGGATGAAGCTTACATGAAGCTTAGTAGCTTCATCTATGGGGCTAAATAAGTGACTGTACTTTTTAATGCGTTCATAGACGGACTTATGCACTCTATTACTTAAATTCAATTCATCAGGATGTGACACCTTATACTGAAATTGTATAAATTTCGGAATGAACCATTTACCATTTTCTAAATATTCAATTCTACTTGAAAATGTTTCCATTAAGTCCTTTTCGTTAAGTTCTTCACCTACAAATATACTCATTATGTCTATATCTGGGTCAAAGAATCCAGCATGGTCACACTGACTTATCAAATACCACCATGAACTCTTATACTTCGGGGATAAACTACGAAACCACTTCTTCTTCCATATATCTGTATCAAAGTATCTCTTTGCCATCTTTATACCTCTCTATTGCTCTTTCTCTGTATGTGTTACTGTCTAACTTAATACGCTCAATCAACTCCTGTCTGGTATTGCCCTCGGCAATAATAATATATCTACCAGACTTAGTCCTCTTCTTGGCGTAAAACTTTGGCTCTCTCTTCTTTTCCATTACTGTTTAACCATATCATTACATCTTCTAATTTATACCTGATTAACTTACCGCCACCATTCGTATTATTAATAGCTGTCGGTATCGGATTCTCCTGATTACGCCACTTATATATACACTGACGGGATACACCAAGAAATTCACATAACTCACTCGTCTTTAATAATTTTACCATTACTAACCTTCTTTTATGTCCTTATGAGCAAAACCTGCTCCCAATGGACTGTTGTGTAACTCTAAATCCCAATCTGGCTCCGGGGGGTCTAAATCCTTACCGCAATCTGTACACACTAAACCCTCTACAACATTTGTGTCCTTTTCCTCCGGCTGATACTCCGTGTTAATATGCTCGCAAAAACTGCCATCCTTACTTAGTAAATTAATGTATAACGGATTCATCTCACCCATGTGAGAACCAGCTATGTTAAACTCAAAATACTCCTCAGCATCTTCAGGACTCATATCCTTCCCTAACTTGTCCAACATCTTCATCCTGTCATATACCAACCGACCATCACCATCTACACCAACTATACAATCATCGTAACCATCTACCTTTAATGCCGTTTCATTACCGAATACCTCAACTATCTCTGTGATATTTAATGTCACTTGTACCTCTCTTTTTTATTATGCCAAAAAGCTCCCGTCTCATTACGGAGTCGCCTTCTCTTTAAATCTCGCTCATCCTTTGCCATTAAGGCTGCTCCGCATACTAAAAATGCGAAAACAAAACCCATAACGAAACCTATAGCGAATTTTATCATATCTATTATACCTAAGACATACCATTAACTTCATTTATCTGAAGCTTAACCAATTTTACAGTTTCTTTCATGGGGTCATCATCTTCCATCAATTTTTCTATATCATTATTAATATAACCTTTAACTATACCATTAAGAAACATTTGTGCCACTTCTAATCTTCGGTGAAATTCTTTCTTTCTTTTATTTTGGTCTTCTTCTGATAAATCTTCAAATGGGAGTTTCATTAATTTTTTATAATCTTTGTGTTTCATAAATTATCCTTCCGTAGTTTACTACATATCTGTAATCTTTGTCAACCTGTTTATTTTACCTGAAATATAACAATGGGGACTATATAGATGACGAGACCCCCGCCCCCACCGACTGGGTGGTCACCGACGACACATTATTTTTTATCGCACTCCCATGATGCGACCATCCGTGACCCTGAATCCATGCCATGATGACTGAGAGTGACCATATAATAGGGTATCCAACCTTCTCTCGACGAGAAACTGCATAACATATTACCTAAATTGTTATACAAATGACCCCCCATGACCCTGTATTCGCTGTCCATTCTTAGATGGTGGGCGATGCATAGGGATATACACTTATAATCCCCTCTCTCCCTCGGTGTCAGATACGGATTGGAATCTCTTCTCTATATATAAGTAAATGTTCTGGCAATTGGTACAAACTCTGCAAATATTGTTAAATTCCTTGTCGTGAAGCCCATTTATATATCATTATATGTAAATATGTTATTGGAAACAGTTGTAATCTTTGTATATTGTGGTGTCGGAATTAACCGATATCAATCAAACATGGAGAATGAAATGAAAACTATTATACACAGAAAATCAAGGAACTTTGACGGTTTAGTGGTTGAAAATGCCGTTAAAAGATTGCCTAATAAAGAGGCAGAGTATTTAGTAAAAAATGACGGTTGGGAATATTGCCCAAAATCTGTATATAAACGGGTCAGAGATGCGGAAGACCCAAATGGCATTTAAAAACAGGAATAGGAGTCAAAAATGAACATAAGCACAAAAATAAACTGGGTTCCACTGGAGAATCTCAGCGAAAGAAAACCCAATGAAATAAACTGCTGTGATTTCATGCACATGGGTGCAGTTGTAAACAGCGACAGCAGAAAGGGTGCTATTGGTGAAATCAACCTGTACAAGAGCATAGCCACCAGACGTTACATCAACATCGATACTGATGGCGGCTACTGGAATTACCATAGAGGTGCATACTGGCAGATTGACGAAAGGACTGCGCTCAGGAGAGTGATATGAAGTATAGTAAAAAAGCCAATATGCATACACCTGAATCAAGGCGTTTGAAGTATTGCAAGGGCTGTAAAAGCGTTTGGGAAATTGGTCTTAATGGTACACAGTTAAAGTACAAACACCTACCTACCTATGGTCTATATAGATTGCAATGTGAATCATGTGATAATAAGTCCTTGCATGGTAACGTAAACAATAGTAAACTAAGTAACCTTAAACATGGAGATTAAAATGAAAAACACAATAAAATCATGGGGACGTAAACTTGCTAATACTTTTGTTCGCAAGGGAACCAACCGGAGAATCCATATCACCACTGGTAAACAATTTGACAGTGTAAACAAGGCGACAGTATTTGTTGCATTCACTAACGATGGTGAGCTTAACATACAGGTGTTAAGGCATCTGGATGATTCTGGTGAAAAGAAATGGGAACAGCTTTTAAGGACTAATCTTAAC